AGCACTGCATGGTGGGTCCAGACCGATGCGCCCGAGGGCATGAAGCTCATGATGCGCCGCCGCCTTGAAAAGACCATGGAAGGTGACTTTGAAACCGACACCATGCGCTACAAGGCAACTGAGCGTTATGACGTTGGCTTCACCGATCCTCGTGCCATGTACGGTACGCCTGGCGTCTAAGGAAACCAGGGGGCTTCGGCCCCCGTCTTATAGGAGTTAAAGCATGACTACGACTCGGTTTCCTAATGGGATCACCAATGTGGGTGAGCAGTCGCTGTTTGCCGAATTAGGGCAGCCAGCAGCCACGATTTTCCACACCTACTTTGAAGATTTCGATTACTACACGGCTGGCGACTGGACTGTTACCGAAACAGACTCGGGTGCAACACAGGCATTGACTGATGGTGATGGTGGTTTGCTACTTATTACCAACACTGCTGCTGATAATGATCTCGTGTCATTGCAGAAGAAGGGTGAGTCATTCCGTTTTGAATCTGGCAAGGCACTGTTTTTCGAGGCGCGTTTCAAGGTTAGTGATGCCACGCAATCGGATGTTGTCATTGGTCTTCAGATCACTGACACCACCCCGCTTGATGTGTCCGATGGTGTGTTTTTCATCAAAGCTGATGGTGCTGCGACGGTCAATTTCCTTGTTGAGAAAAACAACACGGCAACGACTGCAAGCTCAATCGCCACGATGGCCAATGACACCTACATCCGTCTCGGTTTTTACTATGACGGATCTTCGGCAGTGCAGTATTTTGTCAATGGCACCTACACGGGTAGCTCAGTGACAACCAACTTGCCTGACGATGAGGACATGACGGTCACCATCGCAATCCAGAATGGTGAGGCAGTCGCCAAAACCATGACGGTGGACTACGTTTATGTAGCCAAGGAGCGGTAATCATGGGCCAATTCAAGCCGATGGTCAAAATGATGACCACTGAGCCTTCAGTTGTACTGAAGCTCAAAAAGGGCGGCAGTGTGTCCAAGAAGCACGGACACAAGATGATGAATGGCGGTGTTATGGCAGGGCTTGCTGAAGGCCCGGCTCCAAGCCGTATGCAGATGGGCCAAGGCACGTTGCCTGGTGCCGCACCTGCGCGTCCATCACTTGCCATGCGTCGGAAGATGGCAAAGCCCATGGCTCGCCCCATGATGAAGGAAGGTGGCGAGTCCAAAGCCGAGCACGCAGCCGAGATGAAAAAGATGGCAGGCACTGAAGCTAAGCTCAAAAAGCATGCTTCCATGCCAGCATCGAAAGCTCATAAAGGCCTTGCGACTGGCGGTGTTGTGATGGGTCAAGGTGGCTACAAAGATGGCGGCATCATCAAAGTAGCAGCCTCTGAGAAGGGCGCAAAGGGCTATGTCAAAACCAAGATGGATACGGCTCAAGGTGAGCATCACACGCCTAAAAAGACGGGTGAAGTGTCCATGGGCAAGCCTGGTGGCTACAAGCGTGGTGGATCTGCTTATGCTAAGGGTGGCGGCGTTGAGGGTAATGTCTCAACATCATCGCCTGGCGTAACCAATACCACCACAGGCGAAGTCAAGAAGGGCAATGCTGGTGGCTTCAAGAAAGGTGGTGCCTCAAAAAAGCACTACGCTACGGGGGGTCTTGTTGATACAGGCAAGCCCGTAGCCTACCCCAAGCATCAAGTCTCAAAGCCTGTAGCTAACAACCTGCAATCGGGTACGTTCAAGAAGGGCGGCAAAGTTTACAACCAGGGTGGCACTGCCAAGCCTGATGTATCCAAGCCAGTCGCTGACCCCGAGGCCACCGCGGCAAAAGCCAAGCGTGACCTCGAGGATGCAATGAACCCGATCAGTATGGTCAAAGAGCTTGGCGGCAAGTTGATGGATAAGATCCGCGGTAAAGGATCAGTCACTGAGACCAAAGAATCGGTCACAGTAACGCCACCACAAGCCCGTCGAAAAGCAGGCGGCGCGTGCTAGATTGCGGGGGCTTCGGCCCCTGCATCACATTGAAGGACAATCATGAAGGTAGTGACCGTATCCAAGACTGGTACAGGCTCAAGTAGCACCGTGGTCATGAATACCAACATCAGCCCGTTCAATGTGGGCTTTGGTGTCACGGTATCAGGCACGGTTGATTACACCGTCCAGCACTCATTTGACGATCCCAGTGGCACGATCTCCACTTGGTTTAGTCATCCCACAGTAGCAGGTGAAGTGGCGGCTGCTGATGGCAACTACGCATTCCCTGTAACAGCCATCAAGTTGCTTGTTAACTCAGGCTCTGGCACTGCAACTCTTAAAATCGTTCAGGCGGGGATTTAATGGCTCCTGTTGGCTACTCTAGCGTTGCCAACCAAGCCAATACCTCGGATGGCTTTGCATTAGGCGTTGGTGCCCAGAATGTCATCGGGGGCACTGACTACGGCCTTGATGTTGGCGATGATGGTGTAGTCGATACTTATGGCACCCTCCCGCCAACCACGTTTTATATCTTGGATGAGACAACGCCAGGGTATGTGCTGCAAGAAGACGACAGCAAAATTGTTTTGGAGCAATCGTAATGGCTGACCAAAAAATCTCGGCAATGCCCTCGGCCACAACACTGGATGGCACTGAGCTTGTGCCATTAGTTCAGAGCGGTGCTAATGTCCAGGCCACACTTGATGTGCTAAGAGCCTACGATGCGGCTTACGGTGCTTTTAGTAGCTCTCAGGATCAAACGGGCAGCACTACCGCTGGCACGGCCATGACTTGCAACACCACGGATATTTCCGATGGCATTACCCTGGTTAGCAATAGCCGTTTTACAGTGCCTAATGACGGCATTTATAACTTTCAGTTTAGTGCTCAGTTCAAGAATGTCGCTAACGAGCAGCACATTGTCACGATTTGGATAAAGGTCAACGGTTCAGATCTTGCCAATTCATCTACGCAGGTTACGGTGCCTGCTCGTAAAAATGCAGGCATTTTTGGTTTTGCGGTAGCTGCTTGGAACTTCTACTTAGATCTGAACGCCACTAACTATGTGCAGTTGTTTTGGCTGCCTGAATCGACGGATGTAACGCTTGAAGCATTGCCATCGAGTGTGACGCCTGCGTACCCGGCTGTCCCATCGTTGATTGTTACCATGGGGCAGATAGCTTAAATGCCTGCCAAGACTAAAGCGCAGTTCCGGCTCATGAAAGCAGCCGAGAACAATCCAAAGTTTGCCAAGAAAGTAGGCATTCGACCTGATGTGGCTGCAGAGTTTACGCAGTCCAACGTGAAAGGGAAATCGTATGCAAAACTTCCTGAACGACTTAAAGATGGCGGTCCGAGCCTGGCGATTGGCCGTGGTGAAAAGCTTCCGGCAGATCAAGGCGCGGGTCTTACCGCCAAGGGCAGAGCGAAGTACAACCGAGAAACAGGATCAAACTTGAAGGCGCCACAGCCCCAAGGAGGTCCAAGGCGTGACTCATTTTGTGCTCGTATGGGTCCTGTAGCAAGAAAATCAGAGCGCGGGTCTCGTGCCCGAGCATCAATGAAACGCTGGAATTGTCCGGGCTGGTGAAATGTCCTATTCCGATACTTATGGCCAGGTTTTTAACGTCCAGACGCTGATTGACCACGCTGCGAGGCGCTGTGGCAAGCTTGCTGAGGAGTTGACCAGCGAGCAATTGCTGACGGCCAGAGAGTCCTTGGGCTTTGTGCTGACCAATCTGATCAACATTGGCATTCAATACTGGGCTGTCAAGAAGGAAGTGATTGGCCTAACGCCAGAAAAATACATCTACACCCTGCCAGTAGGTGCTAATGACGCCTTGAATGTGCTTTATCGCACTTTAACAAGGCCTTCTGGCAGTTATTCAAGCAGTGCTGGCGGCAATGCTGCCTACGCAGGGGATGATGATGTTGATACCTACTGCCTGCAAACAAGCACTAATGGCAACATTGCAATCAATTTTGGCACGAGCAACCCGATTTATGCTGGGTCAATCGGCCTGCTCCCCTATGTTTCTGGTGGTGGAAGTGCCACATGGACTCTCACCCTTGAGTATTCGACCGATGGATCAACTTGGAACACCTTGTATGACATCGGATCAGTGGTTGTTACTGACAAACAGTGGGTCTGGTATGACATTGACCCCGGTCAGAGCGTCCAATACTACCGAGTAAGGGCATCTGGCGGCACAACACTGGCCTTGCGTGAGTTTTATGTGGGCAATAACTCGCGTGAAATCCAAATGGCAAGGCTAAATCGTGACGATTACACGAATTTGCCAAACAAAAACTTCACGGCCAATCAACCCTACCAGTTTTGGTTCAATCGCACGGTCCCACAGCCTGAAATTTACCTCTGGCCAGTGCCTAATGAGTGGTATGTGCAGATGACGGTCTGGTATTCCAAACAAATCATGGATGTGGGTGATTTGACCGATGAATTGCAGATCCCGCAGCGCTGGTACTTGGCCACAGTGGGCATGTTGGCGCATCAATTGAGCATGGAATTGCCCCAAGTACCACTGGAGCGCATTCAATACCTCGAAGGCCAAGCTGAAAAGTATCTCAATCTTGCCGAGGCAGAAGAGCGCGATCGCAGTCCGATTTACTTTGCCCCTAACATCAGCGTTTACACACGATAATGCCAATGTTCCTTGACACTGAGGGCTACAGCGACATCGCAATTGGTATTTGCGATCGTTGTCGCATGAAGCGTCCTCACGCCACCCTTGGCCCTGACATTAACTTCCCAGGGTTGATGGTTTGCGAGGAGAATTGCCGCGATGAAAAAGATCCTTATCGCCTACCAGCACGGCAGACAGAGCGCATCAACTTACGCTTTCCACGGCCTGATGTTTCTGTGGCTGCAATCCAGGATAATCTGGTAACCAATGATCAGCAAAATGTCATTGTCTCAACGGAAGGCAATACCCAGACGCCTGAGAACAATGGGAATCTCGATGGAATAGCGGTGTCACCATAATGGCCAATCAAACCATCACCCAGCTACCTACCGCGCAAGCACTCACTGGCACGGAGCTTGTGCCCATTGTGCAAGGCGGTGGCACAGTCAAAACCACGGTAGCAGACATTGCTGCAACGCCAGTTACCAATTACAGCTTTGTCACAGCAACCAGTGAGGGGTCACTAAGCCAATCACGCCAATTAAGCACTTCAGGCAATGGCTTAACGCTGACTGACAATGGCGCTGGCTCAACGCTCGTTCTAAGCCTCTCTGGGGCCGCTGCAAGCCTCGTAGCAGCAGGGACAGGCATTCAGGTCAAGACAAGTGCAACAACGCTCACAGCGCGTTCTATCGCGGCTGGAACGGCAGGATTAAGCGTTGCTGATGGCGATGGTGTTGCTGGCGATCCAACCATCTCACTTTCTGGCTTAGTGCTTAACTTAGCGCAGACCAGTGGCGTTGGATTGCTCACGCGTACCAGTGGCAGCAGCATTGGTGTGGTGACGCTCACAGGTACGGCCAGTGAGATTGATGTCACCAATGGGACAGGTGACGGTGCCAATCCCACGATTGGACTTGCTGATGATCCGATCCTGCCAGGCACGGGCGGGATGATTTTTCCCAAGGGCACGACTGTTGAACGTCTAAGCCCTGGCGTTGAGGGCGCCTTCCGTTACAACACGCAAACGGGCGCTTTTGAAGGCTATACAGCCGCTGGCTGGGGCACGATTCAGACAGGATCAGGGGTTGCGTCATTCAGTGCTGGCACGACAGGATTGACGCCATCCACTGCAACCATTGGCGCTATTGTTCTTGGTGGCACACTCATTTCAAGCAATGGCGGCACAGGCCTTGCGTCATATACAGCAGGCGATACGCTTTACTACGCTGCTGGCACAGCACTCTCAAAACTAGCCATCGGTGCTACATCACGCATCATGACGTCATCGGGATCTGCCCCACAGTGGACGGACCCGGCAACTATTACCGTGGGCACAGCAACTTCTGCCACCACAGCAACCAATCTCGCTGGCGGCACGGCCAATCAGATTGCTGTGCAGTCCAATGTCGGCACTACGACATTTATCACAGCACCCACGGTTGCAAGCACGGTCTTGTCATGGAATGGCGCAGCATTTACCTGGATTGCAGCAGCATCAGGGACCGTCACAGCAGTCACAGCATCAGCGCCACTAGCATCTTCAGGTGGTACGACGCCAGACATCAGTTTGGGCACGGTGACCACAGCTAATGGTGGCACAGGACTCACCACGTACACGGCTGGCGATCTACTGTATTACGCCACGGGCACAGCACTCAGTAAGCTTGGCATCGGCGCATCAACCTACATCCTGACATCTTCAGGCACAGCACCACAGTACACAGATCCTGCCACGATCACTGTGGGCACGGCAACCACAGCAGGCTCGGTGGCCAACTCAGTGACGTTTAACAGCACGGGTGGTGCATCACCTGGCACGACGTTTAATGGCTCAGTTGCCAGGACGATCGACTATAGCTCGGTGGGAGCACCCAAGGCTGATGGCACAGGCGCTTCAGGCACTTGGGGTATTAACATCAGTGGCAATGCTGCGACGGCTACTTCTGCAACATCAGCCACCACAGCAACCACAGCCACTAATGTTGCAGGTGGTGCTGCAGGCTCACTGGTTTATCAAACTGCAAGTGCAACAACATCAACATTAGCACTAGGAACTCAAGGTTATGTCCTTCGTGCTGGTGCTTCAGCCCCTGAGTGGGCAGTGATCGACGGAGGTACATTCTAATGCCAGCCACCAACTTTACGCCCATCCAGCTTTATAGAACCAACACGGCGTCCACCACGGCGCCTTCGGCTGGTAACTTAAATGCTGGTGAACTTGCCATCAATTACAACGATGGCGGGATGATTCTGTTTGCCAAGAACACCACGGGCAACGTCATTAAGTTGATGAACAACCCTGCCAACTTGCTATATCCCACGGCAGATGGCACTAATGGCCAAATTTTGACAACAAACGGCTCTGGCACTTTATCATTTCAAGATGCGCCAGCTTCGGGTGTATCTAAAGGCCAATCCATCGCTTTTGCTTTGATCTTCGGACTGTAAGGAGCCAATCGTGGCAAACCCAAATATCGTTAACGTCGCTGCCATATATGGCAATAGTTCCCAAACATCTTTGTCCACTACTAGTGCAACGCAGTTGGTAAATAATGCTGCTGCAAGTGGCAAGGTCTTCAAGATCAACAGCATTGTTGTAGCCAATGTGGATGGTTCGACTGCTGCTGACATTACGATCAACATTTATAGCGCGGCGGCATTAGGCGGTACAGCATTCCCAATTGCATCAACAATTTCAGTTCCGGCTGACGCTACGCTGATTGTGACTGATAAGACTACGTCTTTTTATCTGCTTGAAAACCAATCGATTGGTGCCACGGCAGGTACGGCAGGTGATCTTGTTGTTACAGCTAGCTGGGAAGAAATCAACTCGTAAGGGGTTATCTCATGGCAATGCGATACCCAGGTGGAGTGATTCCCACGGCACCAGTGCCTAGTGGACCTTACGAGAATAGTACCGCATCAGGGGTATGGTCGCTTGAATCTCAACTGAGATTTAAGGCTGCTGGCAATTGGCCTACTGCTGGCAATGTTGCACAAGCTTTATGGAGTTGGGGTGGCAATGGCTCGGGTCAACTAGGCCTCAATAATGGTTACGGCAAATCTTCTCCGGTTCAAGTTGGCGCATTAACTAATTGGTCACAAATAGCTGGTGGTAGGTACAACTCTGTAGCTATTAAGACAGATGGTACGTTATGGTCTTGGGGAGCTAACACTAATGGTCAACTAGGCCTAAATAATAGAGTTAATTGTTCCTCACCTGTACAAGTTGGTGCTTTAACGACTTGGTCTCAAATAGCTGCTGGCGGCAATAATTCTTTAGCCATCAAAACGGATGGTACTTTATGGGCATGGGGACTTAATCGTTATGGCCAACTAGGTCTAAATGATCTTGTTGACCGTTCTTCTCCAGTTCAAATTGGAGCATTAACAACTTGGTCAAAAATAACCGGGGGTCGAGATCATTCTGTAGCCATCAAAACTGATGGTACTTTATGGTCTTGGGGACTTAACGCCAGTGGTCAATTAGGTCAAAATAATAGAACTTATTTTTCCTCTCCTGTACAGGTTGGGGCATTAACCACTTGGACGCAAGTTTCTGCTGGTTTATATCATTCTGTAGCCATCAAAACTGATGGTACTTTATGGTCTTGGGGCGATAATAGCTTTGGTCAACTAGGTCAAAATGATGTTGTTAGACGTTCCTCACCTGTACAAGTTGGTGCTTTAACGACTTGGTCTCAAATAGCTGCTGGCGGCAATAATTCTTTAGCCATCAAAACGGATGGTACTTTATGGGCATGGGGCAGAAACTTTGGTGGAAGTTTAGGTCTAAATAATATTGCTGACTGTTCATCTCCTGTACAAGTTGGTGCGTTAACAACATGGTCGAAAATAGGTGCTGGTAATAACTTTTCCTTAGCGATTAAAACTGATGGAACTCTATGGTCTTGGGGGCAAAACGCCGCTGGACAACTAGGTCTAAATGATTCAGGTATTTATAGATCTTCACCCGTACAGGTTGGCGCTTTAACCACTTGGATAAAAGTGGCTAAATTGACAGGGGCAAACTTTTCACTCGCCATCAAATCCTAATGAAAAAACATCTTCACTTTCTTGCTGGCGTACCGCGTTCTGGATCAACCGTGCTGGCGGCGATACTCAATCAAAATCCCATGACGCATGTGTCTACAACGTCTGGACTTGGTGCAGCCTTGGATGGATTGGCGACAGCATGGCATCAGAACAATTTGCTGGTAGACAATGATCCTGAGAGAAAAAAGCTAGCCCATACCATGCGTGGTGTGATTGATGCGTTTTACGAAACTACAGACAAGCCTGTTGTTATTGACAAGGCTCGCAATTGGCCCATCCCAGTCATCATGCACGCGATGGCTCAAGTGTTAGGGCATAAGCCAAAGATCATTGCCACGGTACGTTCCATCCCAGATTGCATGGCCTCGTTTGTTCGCGTGGCAAAGCCTGAAGACTTAGATGATTTTGTCATTAATGGCTCACTGGCTAACCACTTAAAAACGTCTTATCTCACCCTGCAACAAGGCTTTCAATACGATCCTAAATCGTTTTTGTTTGTTGAGTACGAAGACCTGTTAGCCGACCCCAAAACTCAATTATCACGGATTCATGCGTTTCTTGACCTGCCTGACTTTGAATACGATTACAGCAATATTGATGGCTCAAGCGTCAAAGAAGATGATGAAAACTTGCACGGCTACGCTGGTCTACATGACATCAAACCCGTGCTTGAACGTCAGCACAATGAAAGTCCTCAAGACGTACTGAAGCATCACTACCCACAGTTTTGCCAGCCTGAATTTTGGCTTGAAAGACCGCGAACTACACCACCCTTGCATGACCTAGATCTTCAACTGGCAGCATCCACAATGGGTGATTTTGCTGAAGGCTGGCGTCTTTGTCAGAAGCTTGAGAAAGAAGAGCCTGAGAACCATCGTGCAGCGTTTAATCGTGGGTGGTACTTGCTGCGCCAGGGTGAAATTCAAAAGGGCTACCAGCTATTAGACCGTGGCCGTATTGTTGGTGTCTTTGGTGACAGAAAGCCCAATGTGCCTACCAAGCCTTGGGATGGCAAGTCCAAGGGCATTGTCATGCTGTACCTTGAAGGCGGCTTAGGCGATCAGATTCACCAGATACGTTATGCCAAGCTCATTGCTGATCGCGGCTGCAAAGTCATTGTGTCATGCAGTGGTCCGCTAGCATCACTATTTGTCGGCGTAGAAGGTGTCAGTGCCGTGCTTCAGCATGAAGCAGCCTTTGGTGTGTACCACGACTTTTACGTGAGTGGCATGTCAGCCGTTGTGCCACTTGGACTGGAGTTTGAAGATTTATCTGGCAAGCCTTATTTGCCAAAGCCTAGGGCCATAAAAGGTCGCAGAAGGATTGGCTTGCGCTGGCAGGGCAACAGTAAGTTTGAGGCCGAGCATCACAAGAAGTTTCCATACCACTTGATGTTTGATGCAGTCAAAGATGCAGATGCTGAGTTTATTTCCCTGCAACGCGATGAAGGCGTAGAAGATCGGCCTTCTTGGGTACGTGAAGTGCCTTTGAATACTTGGGAAGATACAAAGCAAGCAGTTGCATCTTGCGATCTTGTGATCTCGTCTTGTACGTCAGTCAGCCATTTATCGGCTGCTATGGGCGTGGAAACTTGGGTTGTCATACCCGTGATGCCTTACTTCTTGTACGCTCTTGATGGCGATACTTGCCCGTACTACGATTCAATGCGTCTGATGCGCCAAGAAGTTTTTGGTGATTGGACTGCGCCATTTGAAAAAATCAAAGAGCGACTTGTTGAAAAGCAAGCTTTGCGGAGAGTCAAATGAGTCAGCAATATCCTGGTGGCTTTATTACCAAATCGCCCCCGGCGGTTGTTGGCCCTACAGGAAGTCCTCCTGAAGGTGGCTCTGCACCAGGAGTATGGACGCTTGATCAAGCATTGGCTTATGTAAAGCAAGGGTTGTGGCCGAAACCAATTATTGACAAACAACTTTGGTCTTGGGGTACTAACACCAATGGTCAACTGGGCTTAAATGATACTGTTCTCCGCTCATCCCCAGTACAAGTTGGATCTGAAGCGACTTGGTCAAATATAGCTGGTGGTAATAGCTTCTCCTTAGCGATTAAAACTAATGGAACTCTATGGTCTTGGGGTAGTAACAACATTGGCGAATTAGGTCTAAATGATCGTGTTAATCGTTCCTCTCCTGTACAAGTTGGTGCTTTAACAAATTGGTCACAAGTATCTGCTGGGATCATTAACTCTTTAGCTATTAAAACTGATGGAACTTTATGGTCATGGGGTTATAACAACGTAGGCACATTGGGCTTAAATGACCGTGTTTATCGTTCTTCTCCAGTACAAGTTGGAGCATTAACAACTTGGGCAAAAATAGCTAGTGGTAGCAATCACTCTTTAGCCATTAAAACAGACGGAACCTTATGGTCTTGGGGGTTAAACCAAGAAGGCCAATTAGGCCTAAATAATATTGCTAATCGTTCCTCACCAGTTCAAGTTGGTGCTTTAACAGCGTGGTCACAAGTAGCTGCTGCGTCGTATGCTTCTGTAGCCATTAAAACTGATGGTACTTTATGGTCTTGGGGGCAAAATGATAATGGGCAATTAGGTCTAAATGATCGTGTTTCTCGTTCATCTCCCGTACAAGTTGGTGCTTTAACTAACTGGTCACAAATATCTGGTGGTGCCAATACTCACTTTTTAGCCATTAAAACAGACGGAACCTTATGGTCTTGGGGCCGAAACAACATTGGTCAATTAGGTCTAAATGATCGTGTTAATCGTTCCTCTCCCGTACAAGTTGGCGCTTTAACGACTTGGTCACAAATAGCTGGTAGTAATCGCTTCTCTTTGGCGATTAAAACTGACGGTACATTATGGTCTTGGGGCAATAACACTGAAGGTCAGTTAGGCTTTAATGATCTTGTTTATCGTTCTTCACCTGTACAAGTTGGCGCATTAATAACTTGGCTAAGATTACCTAAAATATCAAGCTCAAACTTTTCATTAGCCATTAAATCCTAATTAAAAGGAAACTATCATGTTGTTTGTAAGAATTATCAACAACGAAGTTAAACAGGTGTGGGATACGCAGCCACCAGCAGGTGAGTCAGGATGGAAGTCTGCTATTGAAGTGCGTCCAGCCATTATCCCAAACCGTCAGTATTACACGGGCCATACCTTTGACTTGAGCAAAGATCCTGTGGAGATTGTTTACGGTGTGGAAGACATCTCTGTGGAAGGCCGCAAGGATGCGCTTAAAAACTTAGCCAAGTCAGAGTTTCAGAAAGTTGTGCAAGAAGAAACTCGCAAACAGACTGACGAGTATCCAGAAACACAATATGATGCTGCCGTTGTTGAAGCAGCGCGTTTGGCATTTGAAGCGCGATTTGCACAAATTGATGCTGTTACCACGCACGACGAGTTAGACGCTCTGTGAAGTCTTTGTTTTTCAGTTATGACATGGCAGTAGACAAGGCGTACATCATACGCATTCGAGGCCATGAAGTTTCTGAGCGTAAAGCCAAACAAGCTGCTGCATCATGTGATGCTGTAGGTATGCCTTATGCGTTTTGGGATGCTTATAACGGATTAGAAGGCTCAATCAAACTTCCCAGCCACCACAGCCAAGTGATGAATCTGGTAAAGGTGACGGACCATTACTTAACCCGTGGTGAAGTAGCCTGTGCGCTATCCCACATCAGTCTATGGGCCAAGTGCGTAGAGCAGGACAAACCATTAGTAGTTCTTGAGCATGATGCCGTGATGCTCCAAGCGTACAAGCAGCACGGGGTATTCAACTCAATTTGCTATCTTGGATGCCACGAGCAAACCGAAAAGGGCTGGGCTGTGCTTCCCACGCCACCACATGCCTCTGAAGGCCCAAATTATCACTTTATTTGCCGAGCGCACGCTTACGCCATTGATCCTTGTATAGCCAAGAACATGCTGGCGCATGTCATTAAGATGGGCATCCACGCCCCGCTAGACATCATCATTCGTGCTGATTTGTTTCCCATTCATCAAATGGGCGTGTACGCTACGGATTCGAATGACAAAACTGAAACCACCATCCTTGGACGCCCCAAGCATGGCCGAAAAACTGATCGCAACGACCAACTAGCCGCATGAAAAAAATTCTGATTATGGGTCTGCCAGGAGCAGGCAAAACCTTCATGGCTGAAGCTCTCAAGAAACGCTTGGAAGCCAGCACTGATATTCCCCTGGAAAAGCTAGCCAACTGTGAAGCTGCGCCTACTTGGTATCACCCCATCGTGAAATGGTTCAACGCAGATGAAGTCCGCAAGACTTACAACGATTGGGATTTCAGCAAAGAAGGCCGGATCAGACAATCACTACGCATGGCTGAGTTTGCACTTAAGTCTCATGCTGACTATGTCATTTGTGACTTTGTAGCGCCGCTGCCTGAGATGCGTCACAACTTCAAAGCTGACTGGGTGATCTGGATGGACACCATCGATGAAGGTCGCTACGAAGACACCAACAAAGCTTTTGTTGCGCCTGATGTCTATGACTTTCGTATTACTGAAAAAGACGCAGCAAAGTGGTCAGACTTTATCGCTGATCACATCTTAAATGACCGTCGCCGTCCTCGTTTTGACTGGAGGAAAGAAACAGTACAGATGCTTGGCCGCTGGCAACCCTGGCATCCAGGCCACCGCAAACTGTTTGAACGTGCCATTGCCAAGACAGGGCAGGTTGTGATCCAGATCCGTGATTGTCAGGGCTGGAATGGCTCTAATCCCTTTGCTGCCGAGCAAGTCAAAGACTTTATCCGGCGCGATCTTGATCCTTTGTACCAGGGCCAATACGAGATTCAATTGGTGCCTAACATCGTAAACATTACTTACGGCAGGGATGTGGGCTACAAGATTGAGCAGGAAGTCTTTGATGATGCAACGCACTCCATTTCGGCCACCAAGATCCGCGAGAAAATGGGTTTGAAATGAAAGTGTCTGTTGTCTTTCATGACCACATCCAAAACAGTCTGGTTCGGATTGTCACGGAACACGTTCGTCCCAAGACAGTGATTGAAATTGGGGTCTTTGAAGGCGCAACAACTTTTCAGATGGCACACGCGCTTGCGGACAAGGACTATAAGCATTACGCGATTGATCCATTTTTGCCCGTTGAAAACTTGCGTGAAGACGTAGTTAAGAATGCAGAGGTCCAGTTCAAAGAGAACCTTGCTGAGTTTCCTTGTGTTGAACTCATCCAAAAGACATCGTTTGAAGGACTCATTGAGCTTTGGCAGCGCGGCATTAAGGCAGACCTGATTTATGTTGATGGCTCGCATTACGCCAAAGATGTGCTTGCCGACGCGGT